GTAGAGAAGAAACTTCTTGCTATATTTTTTAAATTATTAATACCTTCAGTTGTCATTTTAGGTAATTCGGTATTAATATAATTACTATAACCAATATCAAATTCAAATTTATTATTATTCAGGATCTCGATAATTAATTCGTTTGATTTTATAAGTGGAATTTCTATTAAAATCACCTTCTTTTCTTGGTCAGCTTCTTCAGGTATAGTTACTATTAATTTATTACCCGCTTTACTGGATGAAAACTCATATATTACGCCTCCAATTTGCTGGACCATATATAATATATTTAAAATCAATCTGTTATTTTTAGGAATTTCAAATTCCATACCAGATAAATATTGTATTGCTTTTTCCTTTAATGTCTCTATTTCCAACATCGAGCAATTATAAGGCATATAATTAGCTAACAAGTAATATTTTTCTTCAGCAACTCTATATTTATCACGAATTTCTACATAATCTGTTGTATTAGCTTTATCATTTAATTCATATTGTAATTTTTGATTAGCATATTCTAACATTTCAGCTTTTAGATCTCTTAATATGTTTAAATTAGGAACTAATTTGTCTTTTTTAGCACTTTCACATTTATCTTTTTCAAGAAACGCGCGCGCTTTTTCTATTTCTTTTTCCTTTTTAGTCTTAATTTTATCCTTTAATTTTTTAGCTGCCTTTCCAGTCTTTTCTTTTATTGCGGTATCTTTATTAAACCACCACATCATCATGTCCGCAATAGCACTATATGCTGCTGCTGGTAATTTTATACCTAATCCAATAAGCATCAGATGACATGGATTTGAAAATATTCTCATTGCTGTTTGGACACCATCTATAAAACCATTCCACATTATAGTTTTTTTAACAAACTTTTCAGTTGCCACTTGAGCATCGTCAGCTAAAGATTTAACTATGTCAGCCGCACCTTTACCTCCTGCTGTAGAAGCGAGAGGAACCGCATTTAAAGCAGCGATAGGTAATTCTAAACTTCTTCTAGCAGCTACACCAGCACCTTTGGCTACGGAATCAGATAGTAAAGCTCCTGCAGCATGTTCTACCAATCTTCCAACACCTACTCTATTCATAACAAAATTACCAACACCTCCAGTAATACCTCCAGGATTACTTATCTTACTCTTGAATATATTTAACTCTTTTTCTTGTTTACCAGTTGTAAATTTATAAATTTTAACTAATATAGGTATTACTTTATTTATAATGAATTGATTCACACTAAATCCACCTGTTGCTTTAGCAAAGGCACCTGTAAAAAAATCAGCAAGAGTGTTCATCATACTGTCAAGCATTGAATGTATTCCTGTATAAACCGCACCAATAGTATCATTAATATAAGTTAATCCATCGTCTATATACTGTGCCATTTGCTGAGTACTATCACCCATAAAAACTAAAACATCACCTATAGCGTCTGTTGTAGTAGCTAGAGCTTCTTTGGATAAAGCAGTGGCTGCTGAAGTTGCGCTAGAAGTTGAATCATATATCATGCCAGTTACATCATAAGAACCTCGTTCGGTGTAATCCTTATCGGCTGCCTCTTTATCTTTCCAATTTACATCAGCCGAAGTTTGAATAGATGATGCTACTTTTTTAGTAGCTCTACCTGCTGAACTAGCACCTTCACCTACATATCTTATAGCACCCGATGTATATTTAGGCATGGCTACTGCTGCTCCAAGTGCTAAAGTAACAGGACCTCCCGCTAATAAAACAGATGAAGCCGCAAATAAAAGAGCTGCATCAACAGCTCTATGAGCTAACCACCTAGCAGAACCAGATGCTATTAACTGTGCGTCTATGAGCATTTGAGATAATTTATCATGATATGTGCAGTCTAATTTATAACCTGTCATTTGAATAGGATAAGGTTCTTTAGCGCCTTTATTTCCAGGTCTATTCCAAACATTACATACTGATAAATATTCATACAATGTAGGAATACGAGAATCGCAATAGTTTCCATCTATTCTATAGAATTCATAGTCATCCATTTTTTGCTTCCCACTAATAGTCTTCGCATATCTTTTCCAATCAGCAACAATTACTTTTCTATCTCTATATGAACTCCCTTTATTCAATGATGCTTTAGGTATTTTACTTATAATATCAAAATCTGAAAACATTTTAAATACCTCTGAATTTATTTGGTCTGATCCTTTTTTATAATATAAATAAAATCTGGCTTTCGCATTTTTAGCATCGTTGGGATTAAGACCTGAAGCTAGTTTTTCAGATAATTCCTCTGGAAATCCTTCTCCTCCCTTTACAATATTAACTACATTTCGCAACATCAGTAATATATTGAAGTATCCCGGATTGGCCGCAAATCTTGGACATACGTCATTAGCAACACAATCAATATTAAATGTTCCAGAATCCATATTAAAATTATCTTTTAAAATCGCTACCATTTCATCTATAGTGCTATTAAATTCTTGATCTTGGGCCGATATTCCTGATAACCTTGCTTGTCTCTCTTCTGCTTGTTTAGTATAATATTTGTCAGATGCCATACTAGTTTCATTATCTTGAAGTGTATTTTTCATTTTATTTGTAGAATCTAACAAGTCATATAAAGAAGTAGCCTGACCCGGATTAGTATTATAAGTTTTATCACTACTAGAAAATAATCCTTCTGATTTATACATTTTACTCTTATTTAGATATTTACTAGGGTAATTTACATATACTATATCACCCATTTTAGGTATCAAATCAGAAATACCCGTTGTTTCCATTGCTACGTCTCCTTGAAGCCTCCTCAATTCAATTAGTTTTGTTTCAGCTTTTGCAATCAATCCATTTTCTGCAATCCTTTCTGACTTGCCATTTTGGTCATTCCATGATCTAGCTCTTCCAATTACTTCCTCTAAAGGATCTATTTTATCAAGTTCTAATTTTTGTTTTAATTCAGATATAATACCTGCTTTTATAACAGAATTTTCCAAAAGGTTATTAGATGTTAATTGATCCGCATTATATACTCCTCCATCTATTATCATTTGTAAATTAAAATTCGAACCATCCGAACTATATTTTGCGGAGTTATTAAATTTAGGACGCTTTCCAACTTTATCAGAATAATAATGCTTTTTTAAATATTCCTCATCTATCTTATTATCCTTGTCCAATTGTAATTGTGGAAGTGATCCAACCTTTAGATCTATAGGATTATTATCTCTTGCTAACTTTATAGTAGGAACTGGTGCACCATATTTTGTCAATAATACTAATCCTATTTGACTTAGAGATACATATTCATAATGAGGATTTATATTTTTCTTATATCCACTAGGACTTATTACTTCAACCTTATATGTTACATATGGTGTATCTAAATCCACTAGCTTTCCCGTTGATTTGGCATTAATATCAGCTTCATCTACTAAAAAACTTATATATTTCTGAGATTTATCTGATTTTTTTGAACCACGCCATACTTCTATATCAACTTTTCCATCGTCGTACAGACTTGTTTGAGTGAATGGATCTTCACTAAATCGAGTTACGCCTTCTTGTCCATCTACAAGATGTTGTTCTTTTCGCGTTTTAAGAATATCTTCGCCAGTTTTCTTTTCAGCAAGTGCTTTTTGTTCTTGTAAAGCTGTAATAAATGGCGAACCACTACATCCACCCTCCTCGACTCTCCCTGTAATTTGCTCACCTAATTCATTAAAGGAAGCACCTCCACAAAATACTTCTAAAAATCCATTATAGTCTCCGATCTTTTCTAAAAATAAAGGGGCAAATATTTTAGTTTGCTGTTTATTTTGTGCTTTAGATATTTCGTCTGTTACTTCAGTATGAGGAATCATTGCCACTTTATTTATAAACTTGATAGCTGTATCATATAGTGTAAATTTTGTAATAAATTCAACATTAGCATTTTCTGATTCGAAATAATCCTCTATATCTTGCTGATACTTTTTATTGAATATTCCTACTTCTTTTGTACCGTCGTTATACTTAAATATTTCTTTTATCAAAAAACAGAAAGCACCTTTAGCACGAACCATTATACTGCCAGCATTTTCACCACTAAAACTATATCCTGGTTTAACTTTACTTTCTACTACGCTTATTATTTTCCCTAAATGTGGATATATGTCATTAACCGTATAATTTTTTAATTCATTTTCTATTGTTTTAAACTGTGACACATCTAATAACTTAGCGAATCGTGTCGCAAAATCTTGTTTAAATAAACCTGCCATTCCTCCAATTATATTACCAGGCTGTGAACTTAATTTAGACTTTTCTAACATTTCAATAGGATCATCACCATTACCAAAGATCATCTGACCAACTACACCCCTACTTTTAGGAATTGATACTAAACGATCAATTTGTAAATCTTTTATAAATATTGGAGCATCGCTTGAGGATCTGCTATCATTTCGTATAACATTATAATCAGCTCTAATATTGTATGAATCTTCTAATAAACTGGTTTTGTCAGTATCAGTTTTCGGATGTAATCTTTCATAATGATTCCAAAAAGTCTGTATTTCACTAATATTATCATCTAATATATCACTTATCGACGCACTTTTACCCTCTTTTTCTTGAACATCTCTTTTTCTGGCACTATCGGATCTTATACCTAAAGCGGCAAAAGCACCTCCAATATATCCATCTCCAACAGAATCTAACACACTATTCTTTACCGAGGCCATTAAATTACCTAATTCATCACAAACATAGTCTAATAAACCCTCCCATAATTTCATACCTAACATGAGAAGAGTTGGATTAGCAGACATAAGTTTCCAAGCAGCTTTAGCAATTTCAGAAACACCAAATTTGATACCCGCATAAAACATATAAGCCAGCCAAAATACTGATTGTATAATTCTACCAAGAACCATTTTTAACGCATTTGCTGCTTTACCTATATACGTTTCTGCTGATTTAGGATGTATTAACTTAGAACCAAAGTCAGTTTTTTCAAACCAAGTGGCAAAACTTCTTTCAGACTGCATTTCAAGAATAGCTTCTTTATACATTTGTTTTGTCTTTTCGCCTGCTTTCTCCATTGCGGTAGGTTCCTTTTCAGCATTTGAAGATATATCTTCCAACTGTTTTTGTTCTTTGTCTCCAAGTTGCGTATTTATAGTAGGATTGTCTATATTTTCAGGATCTTTTTCCTCTTCATCACCACCACCCATCATTTCATTAAATAACTTATTTCTATTTATTGAAGCAACTTTACCTTTAGTAGCACTTATTCCATATATCATTCCATGGTCATCTAGACTGAAATAAAGTTTTTCATTTATTTGACCACCACCTGTTTGTAATTGATAAGAATCATATTCTTTAATCGAATCATAATCAAGCATAAGAATAGTTTTTAATATCTCAATGTTTAAAGCTTCCGCCGAATTCCCCTCTAATTTACCACATAAGTATGAATAAATAACACCTCTCATTTCGGTGGTGTCAAAATTAGAATCAATTGCTTGGATTTCACCTAAACTAACTAATTGATGAAAAGATACATAAGGAATATCGTCGCCATTTGGATATGTTACAATATCGCCTAAATCTTGCTCACTAAATCCACTTTGAAGAGTATCTTCCTGCGTCATTGTAAAATCCATCATAAATCTCACGTTTTCTTCCATTTTACTTTCATCCCATCCTGATGTTTCTTCTTTAAAGTTTTCATAGGTCTTCATTTTAAGATCACCATTGTCATCTTTGATAAATATTCCAGTTATTTTACCTTTTTTATTACGATCAGTATAAAATCCCTGTTCCGCAAAACAATCAGGTTCATGTGATTTACTACATTGACTAAGAGCGATTTCTAAGGCATCATTATAATCATTTGCTTCTTGTTCTGAACTATCATTACCACCTAAATAAATATGTGCGTTAATATTACTAACCATCGCATAATCTCCTATATTTAAACTAGAATCGTTATATTTTTTTACTGATGCGTCACATGACCTTGGATATAATTCAGCTCCACCTTCATCTGTATCTAATCCCATAGCAAATTCCTGAACAAATAAAGATTTAGGTATATCTTTGTTTACAAACTTTTTCGATTGTTCACTCTTAATCCACGATAACCAGTCATTACTTGTTTTTAATGGAGGACTACCCTCTTCATATGGACAATTTCCATCCCTTGGATATGGTATTTTTCCAGCATCTTCATCATTTTGACATTGAGTTTGTTGCTCTGTAAATTCATCAGTTGATGCTCTCACTATTTGATCTAATTCATATTGAGTTCTTCTGAACCCAATACTTTTTTTATATGAATTTGAATTTTGACTAAGATTGTCAGCCAACAGTGACTCAAAATCATCATTATCACTCATAATAGATTTATATACCTTATTAGGTAATAAAAGATTTTTAGCACGACGAGTTGCTGTGTTAACACCATCTATTTTTTGTCGAGTAGAACTCTCATTTACAATAAGACATGGAAGTCCATTTATATTTTTAATAATACCTTTCTTTCGTAACTCCCGTATATATTGTTCTGTGTTTTGTTTACTATAGTTCTTATTAATATTCCAATACTCATCTGTCCCTACTATTTTCATAACACCCTTATCTTTAAATAAAACATCATATAGTGTTGGATATCCTTCCATTGCTGATGGTCTCCAATCTGTTATTCTTCCAGTTTTATCATCTTCAGCAAGAGATATAAAATTAGGGTCTAAAACCGTCTCTTCTAAAAATGATAATGGGACATAATACTCAAGTGTAGCTGTGTTTTTTCCCTTGAATTTACCATAGTCTATTATTTTTCCTTTTAAATGACAATTAGGTATTTTGTATGTCAATTCATAACTTGATATATATTCTGGCGCATTAGCGAATACAGCGTTGTTTTCCTTTGGATTATATTCAAAATGATTCATAAATATCTCCAAAGTAGTAACATATATTTCATCTCCTATTGAATATCTTGCAACATCATCTTTAGATTCCATTAATGCCTGTCTAGCTTCTTTTTGAAGTGTTCCATCGAAAATTTTGATATCCTTTGGTCTAAAGCCATAATCCCATCTTCTTTTAAAAATATACAACACATTAAAAAAATATACCGTCATCATAAATTTTTGACTCTCTCCTATTTTAGGACCATTATCCATGAAAAAATCCATAGATTCCAAATAAGAATTTAATTTTGTTAGATAATCATATATCATAAGTTCTTGCGATTTTCTTAACTCTAATTCAATTTTTTGTTCATCATTAAGGCCTGTTTTATTAGGAGCATATCCAAAATAAAATAGAACACTATTTTTTAAAGTTAAAGCAGCCATTGCAGATGTTTCTACTACACTAGAAGAAATATCTTTAACTCCTCTTATTGTCCCATTCGCAATTGTTTTAGGACCATCATTTATCCAGCGATCTATTGCTCTTTCTAAAAATTCGATTTCAATATCCATTATCTCATCTAATGTAGTCTTTTTTTCGTATAATCCTGGATAATTTTCAATATCTAATTTATTCATTATATCTCTAACACGTTCCTTATTATCTAAATAAGTTTTAGGATATAAAAACGTTTTGATTTTTTCACCAGTATAATTTAATATATGTATTATCTTATCGTATACCCAAAATAGTAAATCTTTAATCTTTTTAAATGATTTTATCATGAAATCTGATATGAAATCCCTACAAGCATAAAAGATCTCTTTCAATTGAAGACCTCTTTTATATATCATAAGTAATATATTATCTGGTTCCATTTGAAACATTAAGCTATTTAGTTGAGCCATATGGTCTTCCGTTAATTTACCACCTGAGTTTGCCTTAATTTGTGTCGCAATTTTTTTGAATACAAATAAAAATCCATTCATTGATTTAGTAACAAGTTTTATTATATTTGGATATCTATCCTTCCATTTATCAAAATCTGATTTAGTGGGATTAGGATTAGGTGTCTCGCATTTTTCACATAAATTATTACTACACTTATTACCTTTATATCCACATTCCGGACATAACCATAATGATTTAGTATCAACAGGTTCTTCATCGCCTCCTTGCTGATCTATATATTGTATTTCACTTTTAGCAGCATTTATATATTCATTCATTTCTATATCATTAGATCCGCTATCTTCATATTGAACTTCTGATTCAATAATTTCATTTATTGTATCATCACTTAATTCAACTTTTAAATGTTTACTGAAGAAATTTTTAACTACCTTATTCTGCATTTTTGAGGTATAAGCACCACCTTGTTGATATTTTTTATTATGATCTATGTCTAATCCAGCAGTAACTTCTTCTATAAACATCAAAGGAACTATTTCCTCTTCTAAAGAATCTAATACATATTTTTCAGACATTAATACACCTTCCGATATTCTATTTTTTATTTTTTGGTCACATGGAAGTGTATTTATAAGTTCATTCATCTGCTTACTATTTAAAGAATCCTTAGTATTATATAATTCCCAAGCTAATTGCCGTTTACTCTGCATTTATATAATATACCCAGAAAAAAAAAATAAGAAATATATATATATATAAATGTCATTGTCAAATCAAACTACTATGTTACCCGATATATACCAATTTTCGCTCAATCTTATGATTGGATTACCTAATTTAGCTATAATAGCTGATGTCACCAAAAATAATGGACTCAATTCAAAAGACAAAATGATTGTGTATGCGCTTACATTTACATCTATGTTATTAATAGTTTACTCTAAATCCACTATGCCATTAGGATTATTACTTTCAATAATTGCTATCATATTTGTAAAAAAAAATAGTAAAGATATAAACTGTATTCTATATACAACATTATTATCTCAAAACATTCTCATTGGAACTCTTATGACTATCCAATATATGATTAAAGATAACTAAATAAAATAAGTAATATTATTTAGTTTTCTAAAAAAGGAACAATATAATTTAATGAGAATAAAGGAGCCTCAAATAATGCACTTGAAAGACTATCCATCAATGCTGGTCGGACTCCTTCAATATAATGACCAATGAATTGTATTATCCAAGATAAAGTAAATAATTTTAAACTATTTAATATCCAATATTTATCCCTTTTTTGCCAATAATCACTTAAATAAGAAAATGATAACATGTAAATCATCATTATTGTTCCTATTAACCAGGATGATTTTAAATAGTGAATTCCATAAACTAATAATAATAAACTTCTTAAGTTTATCTCTAAATCATATCCAAATTTACTTTTTAAAGAACAAAGGTATATATTATTAAGAAAATTCATACTGGTAAGAACTATCATAGGGATACATATAAAATGTAAAAATTTATTAACAGGATGCTGATGATATAACTCATAATTACTCATATAAATTAACATTGATAATTAACTTTAAGTCATTTATAATCCTAATTAACCATAAATACTCCTAAAAATTATACAATTTATTTATACCAAGCTTTTTTTAGATAATGATATTTACCTTCTATTGATAAATCTGTCCAATTTATATCAGTTTTATCTACAACTTCATTATTTAAAAAACCTCCAATAAATATACCACATGTTCCACCTTCATCCTCCCATTCATTTTTTATCCAACATTTATTATATGTTCTCAATATTGTATGTAAATTTAATGGTTCCCACGCACTTGGAACGCTGATTTGTAATCCATTTGATGTCTTAGTTTCAACATGAATATCTTTCATTTTAATAAATTCATCATTATACATTTTTTCGATTTGTTTATTATCGTCCTGGCATATAATTGTTAGATGATTCCAACACAGATTCGGCATATATATACCATAACTATTACTATCTAGAATATTATACGCGATACATCTATATTGTCTAAAATTTATTATTTATATATATAAATGTATACTCATATAGTTAATCCTAATACTGGTAGAAAAGTGAAAATAGATGGTAGTATTGGTAAAAAAATCCTTGCTAACTATATTAATAATATTAAGGGTTCCGGAACAGACATAGCTTTTATGACATATGGGAGATTTCAACCTCCTCATAATAGTCATGGAGAACTTATAGATCTAATAATTGAAAAATCTGATATTGAAAGTGCGGATGCGTTCTTATTTACATCCCAAAAAGATAACGATTTTAAAGACCCTAAAAAAGCCAAATCATACCTAAATAGTAGAAGCGAATCTGCCAAAAAGAAAAAAATTGAAAATCCAATTAATATTGAGAATAAATTGATGTTACTTAATAAACTTCATGGGCATAAAAATATAAATATAGTAAATGTTATAGAAGAAAGTATCACATCGCCTTTTGGAGCAGCCGCGTGGCTACACGATAAAGGTTATAAAAAAATTGTTTTTTTAGTAGGAACTGACCGATTTGATAATTTTAGAAACGCATTTAGAAGACAAGATTTTGATTTTATCGAAGTCAGAGAACTATTTAGAGATACCGAGGGGATATCGGGATCAGAAGTTAGAGAAATTGCTCTAGATACAATATTCGAATTTATGTCCCGATTTGATGAAATAAATAGACTTGTGAATAATATAGATGAGGAAGAAATGAAAAATCTTGAAAATATTATTAAATTATACTCTAAAATAAAAGGCAAAGACCAATGTTATAAAAATTTAGCTAAGATATTCAAACTTTTCAATAACTCTGATGATGATACATGTGGAGAAAATATTCAACTTATAGGACATATAGTAGAACTAATAAAAAAAGGTAGTGATCCTAATCACTCTACGAATTAATGAATATTCTTGAGTATATATGGAGAAGGTCTATTACCAAATATAATCACAATCAATATTAATTACAATTTATAATGACATTGTAATTAAGATTAAATAAATTATGCTATATATCAGGACTAGTATGTTATCATATTTTAATACTATTCTATCATTCTATAACACATATTTTGCTTTATTTTGAAGATTGAGTCTTACCTCTAAATCCCTTTCTTTGACCACGAGGTGGTATTTGTTGTTGACTCTTAGTACCCGTTCGTCAAGGTTTTATGAATTTTTTCTCTCCGAATTCACCTTGAATAGCGTAAGATTTTAACTTCATATTATAATCAGTTGTATTATTTAATCTATCGGCTTTTTTATACTTCCTTCTTACAAAGTAGTTGTTACCAACTTTTTTTGATTGATTGTTTCCCATTATTTTATAGTTATAGTATTATTTTAAATAAATATTGATAAACATAAAATAAATATTATATTTTTATGATTAAGGAATCATTTTGCTTAATCATCAGAGTTAATTAATCTAATAAATTCAAACATTACTTTACGAATATTATCAATATGTGTAGTAAAATGTTCAGTTCCTGCTTTTGGGAACGGTTTTGTAAATTCACAAGTTTCCAGAAAGAACTTACCCAATAGTCGCTCTTTTAATGTCTGAATTTTAGCACTAGATACTGGAATTCTACAAATAAAGCTGTAATTTCCTCCATAATAATCGCCTCCATTTTCGCGATTATATTGACTAGTTTTTCCATATGTCAAACATACTCTGTCCTGCTTGTTCTTCTTATATACTATACCATTCTTCGTTTTATTCAGTTTTTCACCTTTTTGATCTAAAAATGTCATCCCGCCGCCATTTGTTCGCCGATGTATTGCTAAATATAATTCGTGTATAGCTTCTGTTGGAATTGTAAATTCATCACTATAATCCTCTTTTTTTGACATACTACTACTTTTTGAAGTATTTGAACGAACACTTTTAGTATCACTTTCATCTGAAGAAGTTGTGTCATTTACAACAATTTCACCTAATTCTAAGTTTTTATCTGGAAATAATTGTTCTGAGCTCTGTTGTAGTGTCTCTATTACCGTTTCAATCTTTTTATCCTCATCTGAAGGAGAAGTCTCGCCAAAGCTCTCTCTGACTCCAGTTTCTAAAAAATTATCAAATTCTTCTTTAGACTTTCTCTTAGCTTCTTCTTTTAGTAACTTTTTCTTTTCAAGTTCTTCCTTGTTCTTTTCAAGTTCTTCCTTGTTCTTTCCAAGTTCTTCCTTGTTCTTTCCAAGTTCTTCCTTGTTCTTTTTTTTCCTTGCTTCCGCAATTTTGATATTATTTTCTATACTTTTATTCAGTTCAAATATATAAGGCGGATCTTTACTACCAACATAAAGCTTATTCCAATATTTTTGAAAATTAGTAGCACTACCAACACGTGTATTACCTCTTAATTTAGTTTCATAAAAGTCCAGAGCATGAATAAGTAAATTATAATTGAAAGTAGGTGAGATATATTTACAATTGGTTTGATTGAAAAATTTATTCAATTTCTTACTGCCAAAAGTTACTCTACCCCAATTATAAGCTGCTTCATTTATATTTTTATTTTTTAATATGAAAGAATATCTTGGCGACATTCCATTACATGATGATACTAAATATGGAGTTGTTAATAACCTACTATTTTTGTCATCAAGCTCTCTTACTATTTCTAAAGACCCTTGAATATTGAAATTATTATTAGAATAGCCTTGAGTATTACACATCACAAACTTAAGAGGATAAGCTATATACTTCTTATTGTTATAATAGTTTCTTTTTAAATCATCATCACTAATTTCTTTATCTGGTTTAGATTTAAATTCCTTTCCCTCATCTCTAAATAAAACTGGTTTGGGATTACGTTCACTTTTATCTATAGCAATAATTGCTACAAGATCATCATCTTCATTATCGAGAACAATATCCATGTTTACTTCATGTATTTTATGATAAAAATTATCAATATCTGTTGGTGAAATATGAGGTTCTACTTTATGTGTATCAACTGTGATATTTATTCCATTTCTAATAAAGCTTGGATAAACTCTACCAATATATTCCTTTATTATCTGTCTAGTCTTCATAAAATTTTTACTAAAATCATTTTTTACTAGTTCATTGAGTATAATTGTAGATCCATACTCATTATTATTATTCTTATTTAAAAATTGAGTTCGAGTTATCTCCTCAATACAAGTAGGTTTAAAATCATCACCAAAATCTTTATTCGCCATCTCTTGAAATAAGAATTCAATATGTATAAACTTTCTTGTTCCATCAGACATTGTAGCATTGGTAAAAATATTAACACTATCACATAACACTAGTAATCCTCTTTTAAATCCTAAACCAAATTCACTAACTTTTGAATCATCTCCATGAGAGTCATCTACTTTTCCAAATGTAAACGGATTTTCAGAACCATCTTTATCAATTCCTTCAAATCCTCTTTCATTGCCATCACGCATAATAATTCTATTAATAATGCTACCAGTTTTTAAACTAAGTTCTATATCTAGTGATTTTGAATCTGGCTGTGTTAGAGAACCATCAATAATATCTCCAAATGCTGATAGAGGCGTTATACCGCTAGAACGAGCACGATTTATTTCAGTTCTAAAAGATGCACCATATGAGTTACAAGCTAAAAGCATCGTATTTATAGTGTTTTATATTTACAACATCCTTGTAAAAGATTTAAATCAAAATTTTAAAAAATTGAATCTAATCAAAATATTACGATCGTATTACGTGTTAAATATTTATTATTTACTACAGAGACTCAAACATAATATTAGCTTAAAGGTCATATTCAATAACAATATATGCCTAGAAAAACGAAAAAGAAAAGTAAGCAAACCATACCTAAAGCAGTTAGAGAACAAGTGTGGCGTTATTATTTTGGCAGTGTATATAAACATAGTTGCTATGTAAAATGGTGCGACAACGAAGTAGATGTTTTTAACTATCATGTAGGTCATAATAAACCTGAGAGTAAGGGTGGTAAATTAAATATCATGAATTTACGACCTATTTGTTCAAGATGTAACCATTCTATGGGCAATCGATATACTATAACCCAATGGGAAAACTTATGTGCTAAAAAACAACCTAAATGCTGTTGGTTATTCTAAATAAAATAACCCATATGATACTTCATATACCAAAATATTAAACCCAAAACAACATCAAGAGCAAGTATTAACCAAGCTTTTTTTATAGATTTAAGAGCATAAATAGCAAATAATAAATATAATACGCCATGAATAGGTCTTACATCATTCCACCATATTCTACCACCCGCTTCAAAACCTGTCTTACGTAGATCAAATAAATAGAAACCTATAAATGTAACCGCAGGTATTAATGCTATCATACCAAGATTTTTTAATTGATATTCGTTAGCATTTTTCGCTAATATAGCAATAATTATTCTTAAACCTATACATCCTATTAAAAATTTATAATGTTTATTGTCCATTGTAATATATATTTATTTAAATCTTTACTTCGATAATATTATAAATGTCAACTACACCTCATATATATTCCGAGTCACCTAACGATATTATAGTCGCCGGTCCAACAAGACATATACTTAAATTTTTTGGACTATATAATACTATCATTGATGATAGCGAACCTACAAAATGGATATCATATATCCTGCTCTTTTTCATGCAGTTATTTCATATATCAGCATTAGTAACATTGTTTGCTCAACCCAGTTTCAGAGATTTTACATTTAGTATTCCTACATTCTTTCCATTAATTTTTTTTACTATCTATCTTCTATTATATTATTACCCCCAATGGGCTAAATCAGAAAATATAAAAACTATTTTAAAACATGTTTCACTATCAAGAAAGTTCAACAAAATAATGATAATATTCTTAATATTGGAGATTGTATTTTGTCTACCCCTGTATGTAGTGTTGATCATTTATAATCCAGAATCATATAGGAGTAACGATAATGAGGTATTAAATGTATTTGCGAAAATATTTAATATAATGATCATACCATATGGATTTGTAACCCATACTTATTTGGCACTTCTATACTCTACGTTATGTGTATTTACTGATTATACTTGCGATAGTATAATTGAATATAGCAACCGTGTAAAAAATACATTGAAATCTAACGATTTTTATAACAAAATAAAAGACGAACAGTCAAAAATAGAGCAATGGTGTCAATCTTCATATGATATTGTTGGTAATCCTGTTGGGATAATATCTTCTATTATTGGTATAGCAGTCATTACTGGTATATTTTTCGTAGTGTTCTTAAATAGTCAATCCACTATAGTAGCAATAGATGCGATTTCAATAATTATTTATGGGTCGCTTATAGATTTTTTATTATGGAAGACTTCATTATGGCATTCCACTTTTAACCGTAGTTTTGGAAATTGGAAAAATGATATTCAATATGTTCCTAGTATAAATAAAAATTTTAATAATATCATATGCTTTAATAAATGGCTGGACGACCATGAATCTCATTCATTTAGACTATTTGGTAGAAATGGTATAAAAGTTGATTATAATCTCATATTTAAGTTAGTATCTGTTACTTGCTCATTTACAGCATATATTGCCAGTAAAATCTTTGATGATTATATAAAATCCTCTTAAAAGACCACATACTCTAAATCGATGAGGCGTTCAAATAGCTTTTTTTTAAACCATTCTGTAAAATCTAATTCAAAATGTTCCATTATACATTAATACAATATTTAATCTACCATTGATGAATAACATTTTCATAACCTAATCTTTTAATACTTCTATTATCTACCGATGTTTTTAATAGTCCTGATTTCGTCATACTGCCATCTTCTTCATAATATACATAGTCTTCAAGTTTAAATTCTGGAATACTACATATATTTTCATATTTTATGAAATTATTTCCTACCTTTACTTTATAACATTCTTCATCAATACTTGTTTTACTAGATATAAATCTAAATATATCATACCAATCTAAGTCGTCTTTGTTTTCCCATCTTAGTGTAAATGTTTTATAACCATTACGAGTGAAAACATTTGTAATGATTAGACTATAAGACATCTTTATTTAATAAAAAATTAAAGTATTCATTTTAATCAAATTTTAAGTCATGGTTAGAAAATCATATACATCATACATAGCACCAAGACTACGCTCGAAAAAACCATTATATTGTTCATATTCTTTTTATAACAGTCCACTAATTGATTTTTTAGATTATATTTATAAATTTTATACCATAAATTATTTATATTAACTAAAGGTTTTTTATATCCAGAATAGATATCATACACTTGTTTATTATTTTGTTTTACAATTTCGATATAGTTATCCAAATCAGTCCAATGAGGAATATCTTCAGGCAAATCAAGTATTTCTCTCACTAGTTTATTACTATGATATACTGACATTTCTTCTTCATCTAGGATATCTGCTACAACTGAAAAACAACCCGACATTCTACACGTATGAATTTCATCTGAATAAGTAAAGAATGAATTTCCAGCATTAACTATTTCATATGCTTCAGATTTTAGATCATCAATCACATCCATTCCACTTAACTCAGTTCCTATTGTTTTGTCTAGTTCATTATAATATCCTACCACATTATCATCTTCAGTGCATAAATTAATGGTTAGAAATACAGGAAACTGTTTTGCCAGTCTCTTAATACTATTTTCAAATGTATATCTACTATTAGGACATCCGTCTGTGATTATATTATAATTTATAGAATGACCTATTGATAGGTTATGATTTCTACTAAGTTCCCTGTATAGATTGTCTGTTATTTCATCTAGTGGAGTATTGCCTCTTATTTGTTTATGGTTTAATATTGTGTGTTTTAAAAATATTAACTTATCTTTAGTATCCTCTTTTCTTTCTGGATCAATGTATATATAATCGACACCTTCTTTCCAATATCTTGTATTAGGATTAAGTAGATAATATGTAGCTTTCATATTTCGCATAATATTATAATTGGCTATTTTTAAGACTTTTTGAGCTGCTTCTTTCCATCTACTTACCCCAAATGATGTAGATATTATACCATTCTCGTTAGTTTTAAATATTTTACCATCTGATTCTCTCATACTAATACTATTATCTATTACGTAATAAGCATCATCACATTTATCTCTTATAATCTCGTTTGTTCTTTCACCAGAACTTCTAATCTTAAAAAGACATGTATCATCTTCATCATTATTGTTACCAGTATCATTAATAACATTGCCATTTTCAATTATATCCATAAGTGACCTGTTTATAGCATAGCTATTAATATATGTTCTACATTGTGGACAACTATGAGAACTATTACTTCTAAACCACTGTTCAATACATGGCTTACACACATCATGACCACAGGGACTACATAACATTGGAGGATTTACATCTCTTCTAAAAGTTTCGAAACATATACAGCATTTATTATCACTCATATTGGTTTATTTTGCTATAAAGCATCATGTATCAATATTATCAAATTTATTGTTCTCAAATTAATATAAATCATAATTATATCATTAATTTAAAGCTATATAATTTAAGATATATAATGCTAACTTACAGGGACGAAGATAATAAGTGGGAAAACTGGGATGGAGGATATTGGGGAAAAGATATTGATAATTCACAGGAAAATAAAAGCAATCTTAAAATATGCAAAATCGGTTGTGCAGTATGTTGTATGGTGTTCTTGTTAACTCTTCCTATAATGTATGTAGTTACTGGTGGTAAATTTATATGCGATATACCCTATATGTCCGGATCGGATTTTTGTGAAAACAAAATAGATAACAGTTCTATTAATAATACCTCAGATATAAATAGCACTATATATAATTACATGCTTAATAATTCAAATATTACTAATAGTTCAAACTTAATTAACATGACCATGTATGATAATAGTCTAAATAGTAATAATATAGATAGTATATCTAATTCAAATCAAACATTATATCCAAATAATATGGTTGTAAATACATCTAATTTTACAAATGCTTTGTTTTATCAGACTCAAGTTAAAGACAATATAGAAGATACATCAACCGAAAGTGTAGATATGGGTAGAGCAATGGCTATATCAATAGGGAGTGTATTTGGATTTATAATATTCATTTTAGGTTCGATATACTTTTTAAAATCAGGTCATAAAAATATGAAAAATTATTGTACTAATAAAACAGCATCTAAGCACAATGATATCAAATTAACTGAAGAAGAACTAAAATTTTATGAAGTCAAAAATCCCATTCAAGAGGCATTTAAAAGAAATGAAGGTGGTTTTTTTCAAAAAGGTGTTGTAATACTTAAAAAAGCCATTGAAAAAGATAGAGCCAGAGATTTTGAAGAAGCAATAATATTATATAATGATGGAATTGAATATATACTTAAATCACTAAAAACCACTTCAAATGCGAATGATAGATTCTTAATAGCTAAAAAAATTGATATCTACGTCCAGAGAGTGAATTATATTACAAATTGTGTTCAAAATAAAATATTAGTGGGGGATATCAAACATAGTAATAAAACTAAATAATAAACAGATTATAAAATGTTAAATAAGCACTACATATCTCAAAAATAACATCATATCCTAATATAAATAAAGTATCTCTTTTATTATTATTTCCTATGTAGTAATTGTTATTCCTATATTCCAGCGAACTTACTTTGCGAAAACCTTTTATATATGACATGATTGTCCATATAGTACTCATGTAAAACATTGAAATACACATTTTAAAACTTCTAAGATTATGATCGGGATATCTATACAAACAACTTATATTATAGATAGTAACTATTGACATAATCACTAAAGAACTAAAAGTATTTACCTGTCTTTTAGATAATATTTGTGTATTAGTTTGTTTATAGTTCATATTAATTACCATATTAAGCATAAATAAATTATATAATATTACATAGTTATAATCAAATATTCTATCCCCAAAATATAACCCAAATGTAGATACAACACCACCCTCTTGTAATCCTTGTAATAATAATGCTAAATATTTAGGTATTTCTATTTTATAGTTACCATAATTTATAAACATAGGGTTAATAATTCTAGTATTAGTTATATATAATAGATACTCAATTATTGACCAAATTATAGTTGAACCTGTCATTATTTTTAAACATTCGTATCTACCTTTATTATGATATTCTTCAAAGCATAATATAAATGCTAATAGCGAATATACAATTTTTTTATTAGCATTTACAGCAAAATCACCTGTTCTAATTATATAATATTTATTTTTTATTAGAAAATTCATAATTATAATAAATATTTTATAACAAGGTATTTATATGAATATTAAAAAGTTGATAACAAGTTTATTTAATAAATAATAATTTAATATTTTTAGAGATTATATGGTTGTAGAGAATATTGCTATACTTTTAGTTTTTGTATGTTTTATGGGATATTTAATATTACGATTACGTTATCAAGATGATTAAATTTGTTTAAAATCAGTTTTTTTATTGATATTTAAATGAATAAACTACCTGAAGAAATTGTTGAATATATTATTACCTTTACACTGGATAGAAGAGGTTATAATATATTTCTTTATAATCAAAGAAAAAAAGATAATTGGTTTAGAATGAGAAGATTAAATACAGAAATACGATACTTCAAATATGTAAATTGTAGTATTGCGTGGTTACGAGGAACTGTAAAACAAAGAACTAACATGTTAAATTTCAAGAAGAGTTTAAAAAATGGTAGTCCTGAAGTTCTATATCATATAGGCTGTTTTCGAAGCTATACACATGAATTTATGGTTAATTTGACACGTAAATTTTAAAAATTGATTAAAATATACTTATTTTTCAATGATATCACAATGAGTAATCTACCAGAAGAAATCGTGAGACTAATACTTTCCTATGCGCCAGATTTTCGTGACAATCTAAGAAATTGCCACAAAGAGATGGGGAAATATAGACCGAAATATTACAAAAAAGTGACAGGTGGATTTATGTATTATCCTGAGAATGCTAATTTACCTATAAATGGGTTTGGCGCAGATCCTAATTGGAATAATTTCCAAAAACAAAATAATGATGAAATAACTGTTCGCCAGTTAAATCCTGAAAATAATAACAATACAATGTCGCCTATTTATCGTAAATTGAAACTATATGCTATTGAAATAACTCCTGAAAAAATGACATCAATTAACTATTCGAGAGATTATCCATGTGTAAGAATAAAGTCATATCGAGATATACATCTTTATTATGGATGGGATAGACGAGAAGACATTACACAACCAATATACTATAAAAACCCATCCTGGAAAATAAAAGAATATCCAATACAATGGTATCTACAAAATTACGAATTTAAACCAGATTATTATTAAAAATCTGATTGAAAACTTATATTTTATTAAATTTATACTTTAATCAATAACATGGTAGGTGAAAATATTATATTATTAATTGTTATAGCTGCGATTGCTATTTATCTGGTTTATAAATTAATATGCGATACATAATAGTAATTTATATACTAGAACAAAATCGTGTATTTTTTTCAGTATTTAATTTTAAGTAAATGAGGTATATAAAGTAAAAATTAAATTGTGCTAAATAATTAAGCATATAGGCCTTTATACTATTAGCCTAATTTTTTATATAAAGGTCTAAAAAAAATTTTGATTGGTGCGTTGAGAAAATCTAACCAATCACATACCTGCATTAAAAATAATCTCAGTATCTAAAGTTAAAAGCACCTACTAGAAGCCTACTGTTAGTTTTTAACGCTCAACACACAAAACAACACAGCACAATCCTCAGACCGACATCAATGTCTATATCCATGGAACGACAAACGCTTATTGCCGGCATTAAGTCGATGACTTGTCCCACGATAAGGGATGAATTAAAGGCGCGCAACCTTAAAAGTTCAGGCGTAAAAGCTGTAATTCAGCAGCGTCTAATTGATTCCCTTCCACCAGAGAAGGAGGAAGATCACAGTGTTTGTCCTATTTGCCGGGAAGACTTAGTCAGTGTAGATGCTAAGATGACTACACCTTGTGGTCATACATTCTGCACTGGATGTTTGCTTAAATGGGGCGCGACAGGTGAAGACAGTTGTCCTTGTTGTAGGGCTGTTATTCCTGATTTTGGAACAGAGGGAGCATCGGAAGGTGAGTTAGAGTCTGCCTTTAGCGATGGTGAAAGAGCTGGGTTTGACGGCGGGTATCGGCGTGGTAAAAGAGATGGGTTCAACCAGGCGAATGAAAACGCAGATGAACTTTTAGAGAATATGTCTAGTAGCCATACGTCTGAAATCGACAAGCTCAAATCTCAACACCTAAAACAGTTGAAACAAATACACTCCAACTGTCAGGAACTTATGGTAACCAAAGAAGAGTTTGAGATAGCCGTGTCTTTGCGCCGCGCAGAGAGTACTCGGCGGGAGCAAATGGAACTTGAGTTAAGAATAGCAAATAGCAGGCTTTCTCAATTTGAAGAATTAGCTTCTCAAATTACCGGTTCTGTATCTTCACACAACTTATCGGGGTTCAATCCTATGAACTCTATGATTACTCGCATCCGCTAATTACTATATACACTATCTACTATATTAAAAAAAAACCGCTTTTTACCCCTTTATAGTAAAAATAATATTAAATTTGTCGAAGCTATTATAAAATCCGTAATGAAATCTAATAATTCAGAACCATGAGTCATTACTATTAAAATTAGGACAAATTTAAAATTTGATGAAAATCACTTTTTTATTGTGAATGATATCTTTCTCGCTAAAAATGGCTTCAACTGTCGAACTAAATATTACTGAAAACTGTGATTTATATGACTTATACATTTCCTCACAACTAAGACGATCTATGTTTGTAAATGTATCAACAAATGACGAAAAAACTAGTTTAAAAATCAATACTTTTGGACTAATGTATAAAAAAAATCCTGACACATATGAAGATTTACTTAGAAGTATAAAGAATACATTCGAAGAACAAGAGATGATTTTCATGGGAACTAGTAATGACGCATTTGTAGGAATTATGGCCGGTAAAATTATCCTTAAATCGGTAAATCAATATTTGGATAGTTATAGACCAGGTTTAAAAGTCCAACGAATTGTTCTTACTGATAAACTTAAACAAAATGATCCACCTAAATGTTACCCACTTTTAAATGCGGCTGGTAAGATGCGGAAATATAAATTTCCTCCTAATACTACTCCACCGACAGATAAGCTTAGTTGGGAACCTCATATAAGTGTCTATATGGTAGATTCGCCTGAAAAAAATTTCTATCCTAATACCAAGATTTCTCTAATTGCTAAAACTGAATTAGATGGTAAAGAAATAACTGCTACTATATAGATTACTAACATGCGGTGAAATTATATTTTTTTTACATATGCTAAAAATATAAATGAATCAAGTTGACTGTTCTAAAGTTGTAGTGAAAGAATCTAATTTCTCAAGCAAAGATAATAAAATAGCTGGTGCATTCGCAACAGTTGACATTAAATCAGGTGAATTGATAGAGAAAGGACTTATGAGAAGACTTAGTAGTAATTCTGATAAATCATTTAATGGATTAAATAACCCATATGTATTCACATGGTCTGATGATAAACCTAATTACACTTGGGCTTTTGCTTCAGGATGTGCGTCATTTTACAATACTGGTCTAGATGACCAAACTAATACTAAAATGATACGTTACTTCGACGAAGATAGATTTGAGATATATGCATCTAGAGATATCACTGCTGGAGAAGAGCTAACACATACATATAAAAGCCTTCAGTGGAGAGATGTTTTTGCTCCTCTATATAACCAATTAACAGGATAGTTAAATTTGATCACTGTTTTAAAGTAACGTTATTAATTTAACATTATATGACTTATATTAATAAACTATCAATATTTAAATTTTTACCAACTGAGATACTGGATATTATCCTCCAAGATGTATGGTATGATTTTTTCACTAAAAATGTTCTTTTAGGTATTAAGGAAAAAAGTAATAAGCTAGAGCAAATAAATGAAAGGATAAATAAGTATATACATCGCTCCAATAATTGTCAAAATTCAGCGTTTATACATGAGTTACTAACCTATAATAAATTTATAAAAAATATAATCAATGATAAAGGAACATATATGTTTCTCTTAAAAAAATATCCTAAATATCACTTGAGTTCATTATCAATCAATTATATTAATAGTTGCTTTGGAGATATAGATATTAACCTAAGATATATATGTGCATATTCAGTTATTAATGGAAATCCATATATGAGTTATAACAATAAGTATAAATTCACTAATATAATTTTATAGTTAGTTATCTTGAATAATAGGGCACATTATTGCGGCAAAAAATTTGTTTAATCTCGTAATCTCAGATTTTGTATTACTCTTAAACACTAAAAATGTCTACTATTGCACTTGTTGGCGAACTTCCATTTGACACTAAGGAGATGATGAATGAATTAGCCAGCAACAATCATATGCTGTTTGGTAAAATCTCTGATTTGATTAAAAAGCCCAAGATAGCGAATAATAAGCTAGATTACAATTTTATTACTTTAGAGCTTTGTGTAAAAGGTAAAGATGCTGATTATTTTGAAAGAAATCAAATATGGGGGTATATCTGCGTAAGACCAAGCGATTATGCTAACTATACGTTTTGCCCTGATGATAGTGAAAATAGAGATAACAATTACGCCAGACTTAGAGGGGGAGTATCCTGGTTTTCAGAACGCGGATTTGATGTATATGAAATTCACTATTGATAACGTAATAAGCATTTAAAAATTATCTATTTTTATTTTATAATGAATAAAGGTTATATACGCTCTTATGGTAAAAAAGCTATTACTATAGAAACTTCCTGTCTTTACCAATACTACGCACCCTACCAAAATGTGGAAAATCTTATAATTCCTTTTTTAAAGGATTCGTCTAAATACCCAATACTTGTAACATTTGAAATTGATAGAAGTAACTCCGCAGGATTAGCAAATGGAAAAAAAAGATATTATGCGTATGATGTTAAAATTGATGATACTATTATTCTATAGATATATATAAGTCTAAATAATTCAAGCGGACGATTGATAGAATATTTACTCCTCCTGATCCAAAGTTTTCAAGTGGAGTTGGATTGTATGGTTACTAGAATTACTATCTTTGACAATCCTCGCTTTGCGCAGGTGGTTTCGTTTTGGAATTGCTTTACATTCACTAACACGTCCAGTGCTGTTACAGTTCTCATAGAACCAAGAAGGAACCGCTTCTTTAATGAATTGCCATACACGTATTTTCTTTGTGTGAGTAGTTAGAGTAAGTTCTCTTTTAGTGCCATCTTCTAACATAACAATAGCTTTTCCATCCTCACTAATTGTTAATATAACAGCAGGTGTAAAGTGTTGACTTATATCAATACCTTTATTAGTATCTTGAAATTCGATATAAGAGCCTGGTATAGGAGTTGTTTTTCGTGTATTAGTATAATCTAAATGTGCATAATCTTGATCCATATTAATAAAATTCCATGTTTCATTATATTTATTATTTTTTATAGCAATTGCTAAACATTTATTAAATTCTTTACAAGATTTAAACCATTCTGTTAATTTTTTACCTGTATATGATGATATACAATCTTCAAGATTATAATCTACCATTTTACTTAATAAATATTTCTCTATTCTTTTGGCCTTTTCATTAGAACATCTGTATACACTAAGATCTTTAAGATATGAACCATCCTCTATATCATTACGTTGTATATCAATTAATCTTTTTTTCAGATTAGAAGTATGTCCTAACTTAGTTTTGTTTTCGTATGTATACTTATTTCCAAATGTCATAATATAAACGCAATCATTTTGGATTCTTGAACTCATTTTTGACAGTTAGTTTTGTTGCTAAACTTATTTTAATCAAATTTCAAGAATAAATTAATTTACATTGAATATCAAGGAAACAGAACATAATTTATGAATCCAAAGAACAATATAAATCATAACTAAAATAAATTAATAAAACTTATTTTATTTATGCTTTTGATAAAGGTGACGCAGTTCTCCAATCCATTATTTGGAGTCCTACTGCCATACCTATACCTAATACAAGATTTGAATATAAGTAACTATCGACTGTGCCAATAATTGTAAATAATACTGTAGCACCTACAATAAATAAAGCCACATAAAACATAGTAGTTCCTTCAGTTAGAAGTCTGTTTTTTAAAGCTAACACCAGTGATATTACAGTTAATAATACAAATGTTCTAAGCAAATTCTTAGAAAAATTTACAAAAGTAGATTCAATTTTATCATCTTCTTTATTACAAGTTCCCATTATTATATAATACTCTCATTTTTTTTCTGGCTTTAACATATTAAACCAAATAATATATACATAATTATCCTTTCTTAATCTAAATCGTCTATCTTCTAATCGATTACTCATTAAGTGTTTATAATTCAATAAATCTATAAGTTCCATTTTGTATGGTGTAGAGTCGGTATCTCCTTCATTTACCATATAACTTACAGTAATGGTATCTGTAGTATTAATTATTTCATTCTCATATTTTTCGATATCTTTAATAGATAGAATCTTAAAATTAACATTCATAAACAGAGAGTTAAAATATTTATTAATATGTTCAATCTGATCTGAACTTAGGTCTTCAAGATTTATTTTTTTATCTTCTCCAGCGAAAAAGAATACCAGACCATCTTTGAATAGCAATACGAGCTTTTCAAATAATTCTGTAATATTATCACAGTCTAATGATACCATAACACTATTCTTTTCACTTGGCTCACTTCCAAAAAATTCTTCAATAAAATTATCATAATCTAAAAACTTTTCGTTTAAATCGTATGTGGTCTCCATTACTAATATATGATTTAATTAATAATCTCAATTTCCGCATAAATTATACATTTTGATTATACTTAAGTTCAATAGAAATTTCTTTACCTTGTCTTTCAGGAAGCATATAAACAATTTGTCTTTTAGTTCCTATAATATTAATCTTACCCTGTTTATATACACCATCTTTAACGAATTGTTTTAAAATAGCTTTAAAATCCTCAATTCCATCATAATTATCATTTAACCCAAGACCATCTAGTTTTTTAATTATACTTACAACTTCGGTTAGTCTTTCACCTTTTTCCTTTAATGGAATTTCTTTTTTAACTTTTTTATTTTTTTTACCCATTGATAATTATTAAAATCGCTATGTTTTTAAGTTAATTAATATGATAATTAAAATTACTTATAAATATAAAATCTATTTACTATTTAATAATGAACACAACAGTTCATCTTCCAAAGATACACTTTATTTTACCAGGCGGCGGAGTCAGAGGCGCTTTTCAAGCAGGATTTTTATATAGACTATTTGACCAATATTCTGACAAATTCGAGTTAGTTAAAGTAGATGGAACATCTGTAGGTTCCATGAATGGTATCGCAATTGCATCAGGCAACCATCAAATAATTAAAGATATATGGTTTTCTATAAATAATATTAATGATTTATTTGATAACTGGACAACCAGTTCATATCTGGGATTAGGACAATATATATCATATTATTATGGATTTTTTAACAATGGTTTATTTTCTAATACAAAAGTTAATAGTTTATTAAAAAGTAATATAGAAGCTACATGGGAAAATGTTCCCGAAGATAAGAAAAAACTCTATTCATGTGCGGTAGTTAATATTAAAACAGCAACTACTGAATATATAGATGGTACTAACCCAGATCTTTTTGATTATATAACAGCATCCGCTTCTCCTTGGATAGTATCTAATCCTATAAAAATTAACGATCAAGAATATACTGATGGTGGATTATTAGAAACATATCCAATTAAAAATATAAATGCTGTTGGTGCTGATATGACCGTTGTATTAGGTTATGACCAAGAACATTTTAATTATAAACCAGCTAATAATAATAATATGTTAGAATATTTAGCAAATCTTATAGATATTGCGCGATTTAATTCAGTTAATACTGAAATAGTAAGAAGTTTTTTAAAAAACAAAAAAGAAGACCTTATATGTCTTGCCAATCCTATGAAAGTTTCATTCGTTGATTTTAATAAAGAAACTATAAAATATGGTTTTACACAAGGTGAAGAATTTGCGGATTCATTCTATAAAACATACCTTGAAAATTATAAAAAACTTAAATAACTCAATAGAATTATACAATTTATTAAGATCTTAAAACGAGTCAACCCAAATGAGATAATGATTGTCTTATCAAATTATTAATTATTTTATACGATTTTTCATATAAATTAGTTATTATCTATTTATCTTTTTACTATTAATCATAATTCATGACGTTTAACCTTTCTTTTACAAGTTCATCCACCTTATCGTTCAATTCCTTATCACCACTTTCAACAAAGTCTCTGAATTTAACTATTTCACCATTTTTATCTAAAACACTTACGGTATTGTCGTAGGTTATTAAATTATAAAATATTTTTCCTTTAACATCATATTCATCTATAGGTTTAGAAGAACCTTGGAATATTCTCTCCCATATATTATGTTCCGTATTAAAATATAATGTGTTTCCTGATACTTTGATACCATTATGGTCAAACATTATTAATTCATCGTCAACTAATTGAACTCCTCCAAAAATATTATCATCACTCATGTCATTATCTACAATATCAGAGATTTTAGCATAACTATCACCAATTTTAATCAATGTATCTTTTTCAAACACCCACCAATAACCATGTTTAAAATCGTCATCAGTCTTAACATAATATTGATTATCGTTACACTTTTTAGCTACCGCATAATCAACTATTTGATTAATATCTTGATCATTACATTCACTATAATCTCTAAATTTGTTATTTTTAACATATAAATTATTAGTATCTGTAATCAAACATATTACAGGACAATCACTATATACCCTTTCGGCGCCATGTTTATTTTGTATTCTATCCCATTCCCCATCTTCATAAATTAGATGATCTCCTGATACAACGATATCTTTATATCTATAGAGAATCCAATTATTATGAATTGCTCTTAAAATACCTGTTATAGTAGCTCCTTTCACTTTATCACCAACCTTAATTTCTTTAAGAGGTTTAGTTTCACCATTATCTAGGTCAATTGGTGTATTTTCTTCGAAACATAGCGCACATATAGGACACATAAATAATTTTACAAAAGGTCCCCCTACCAAACAAGCAACACATATAATAATGAAAATTATCAAAATGACTACATAACTTAATAGCCAATTTACAAATCTAGGCACAGGTCCATGACTAAATGAATACATGAGTAATGGCATCGTAGCACTAAAATGTTTTAGAATCTCAAACATTGCTGATTGTTTTTTCATCAACGTTTTGAGTTTTTCTTGTAAATAAATGGTCGCACCATATGAATTTGCCATTCTTTTAGCAGTATTTTCTACCAAAGCAGCAAACATATTTCTCAAGACTGATGCCATGTTTCTAAATCTATCTATTATTGATTTTATACTCCCAATACCTTTAGTAATACCACCAACTAATGCCATTAGAGGCGCTGTAAATAATGACAGAAATTTATGTAAGAATGTACTGGCACACATATTAAAATTTTTGGCTGTTTTTTCGAAAAATCCTTTACCATCCGCTTTATCTGATAACCCTGCTACAGGTAATACTATCGGATAGCACCTAACGGTTCTCCAATTTTCATCTAAATATTTTTTTATATTTTTAGAATACATTTTAATAAATATAACTCCAAAAACAGCAACAAAACAAATAATATAGATAATAGCCCACTGTTTATTAGTAAAATCAACCATTTATATACTAATATAATAACATATAAATAATTGTGATTTATTTCTCAATAAATTCAAGATTATTTTCTCTAACTCTATAATTTAATGTCTTTTTATAAAAATTAGTATTTTTATAATATATTATTTCACCCTCGAAGTCTACTTTGATACTTATGTTTAAGACCTCTGCCAGTAATATTAAAAATGGTTCTCTTCTACTACTAAAATAAAAATTATTACATAGATCATCATTTCTATATTCCTCGATAAACAGTTTGACACTTTCCTGTTCATGAGATTTTAATGGACTGCCATTAATTATTATTGTCTTGACATGTCTATTATTAAAAATTTTTATTCTATTTATTAATTTTTCTATATTACCACCAGAATATCCTAACCTCATAAGGTCCTTGTCTTCGAGAGAATGCTCTATACCATACCAAAATGATTTCATTCTCTTATACAATATACGTATATTATATATTTGACTCATTAATTTAAATTAACAGCAGGTTATCGTGTAATTATTCGAATATTTCTATTAATTTATCAACCGTATCGTCTAAAGTATCATTAAATTTCTTATTTGACACCTCTAAAAAATCTCTTATTATTAACTCATCTGTTTTCTTACCACATAGTCGTATAGTTTCAGAATTAGTTATATAATTTATAAAAGGTTTCTTATTTTTTCCAATAAATCTGGATTTACTTGAATCGCATACTCGAATCCATTCATTATCTTCAAATACTAGTATATTACCAGATAATTCAATATCATCATAATTATATACATTAAGTTGTCCTTCTCCAATCAAAACTATATCTGTGGTAGAATCTATACATTTGGTATCTGGTGAAAATCCCGATAATAAATCGTCACATCCTACTATATTGTTTTCACTAGTTCCATTCAATCTATCATTGACCATTTTTCTTACAGTAGCATTAATCATTACATTATGTGTATCAGTATAATCTTTAAAACTTAAATCATTTATATCTATAAATCCAGATTTCGTCACCAGACATACAATATTACCTATATAACCTGGAATCATAATAGACGAATCTATATCTTTAACTCTCGTCCACCTATTATTATTCATCACTAAATGGTCTCCTTTTACCAGTATATCTTCAAACTTGTATATACTCTTTGAACTCTTTTTCTTTATAATTGCCAAAACTTCATTATTATTAATGAGTTTATCTCCTAATTTTAAGTTACTAATTTTAATTTTATCTCCATTGTTCAATTTTATTAAAGTATTTTCATCAAAACATAAAGCAGAGTGCCATAATGGTATTCCAAATCCTCCAAAAGTAAATATAGATAATCCTAAACCAGCACCCTCTGCCAATGTTCCAAATTTTCTAATAGGAGACTTCATTAATGATTCAAAGAATAAATATCCATGTTCGATAGAATATAATAGCGTAGTTAATAAACCATAACTTCTTTTCATAGATTCTCTTAGTTTCAAAAAAAAGAATATTATTGTAGCCACTCCATTTTGGAGCCTAATATACATTTTTTCAAATAATTTAAACAAGAAATTCCTCATCACTGTTATCTGATTTCTTATTCCATTTAAAATACTTGAAAAATAACCTAGAACTTTTAAGATCATATTAATTATTGGATATATAGGTGTCATTAATATTGATAAAAATTTATTTACAATATTCCATAATACTTTTATAAAATTCTTTTTAGTTGCTCCTCCAATACTATCACCTTCATCTCTTTTTATTATACCCGCAAAAGGTAAAAACATAGGATGCTGTCTATAATAAGTCCAATTTTCTAAAATATGTGATTTTAGATTATCATAAAAATAATAACTAAATACAATAAGAAATCCTATAGTAGTCAACAATATTTGACTAATAGGTTTATAGTTTAAAATAATAACTTCTAACATACTTATTATACTCATTCATTTTTTTATTATAATTTTAAAATATTACTCAATAATTTTAAAATCATATTCATAATTATGCGTATTCTAATATTTCATCTATCTTTTCATTAATAAAATCATCACTTGTTTCACAATAATCTAAAAATATTTTTTCATAAAATACAGGTATATATCCATTACTCGTAACTAGATTTATACATGAACTTGGTTTAAGAGTAGTAACACTAGAATCCTCGACTTTCTCTACATTTTTCCAAATATTGTTTTCTAATATTTTTGTATTAGACGATATTTTTAAAGTATCATATTCATAAAATGTAAAATGTTCTGGTAACAGATCAATTTTTCCTATTACTTGAACCCCATCTGTTAACATATCTCCGATATTTATATCTTTAATACGCTTTATTCCTAAAGCACTATGAATCAATGTATCTCCATCAAAACCATGCTCTAGTTCTTGTACACCTTCAGCATATATACTTGAATCAATCGTATTATTATTTAATTTGCTTAATATTAGTGAATTAACAGTCATATTTAGATATTTATTTTTAGATTCACTATAGTCTTTAAATAAAACACCATCTATATTGATTATACCAGTATTTGTTGTTATACAGTATAGATAATCTGAATATTCAAATAATCTTTCAAATCCTATACAATCTTTTACACATATCCACTTATTATTATGTTTTACTTTATGCTCTCCAGTTACTTTTATAGGATAAGAACTATCCAGTAATTTACATAAATATAAAGGTTCTCTTTTATAAAATACGTGTTTAACTATTACTTTACTACCATCCGATAATACATCTCCAACATTTATATCTTTCATATACACTCTACTCAAATCTTCTCGCTCTAAAACTGTGTTTCCATCAAAACAAAACAATTTACTTCCTTTATCAGCAATCCAGTCCAAAGGTTCTATAAATCCAACAGCAATCTTAATAGGTGGTGAATCTATTAATGACATTAATGAATTCTTAGTATGTTCTAGCGTATGAAATATTAAATTGAAACCAGATAAACTTCTTCTCATTCCATTACGCATTTTATTTAATGAATATACTGCACCTATAACATATTTACTAATCGCTGAATAAAATTTTTGGGCAGCTGCCTTAAAAAAATCTCTTATTGGTCTGAGTAAAGTTCTTAATTTATTAATTGAATTTTGAAATGATTTGAATATATTTGTAAAAATAGAAAAAATAGGTGTTAAAAAAGATAAAAATTTTTTGAAAATCTTAGTTATTCTCTGTCCTACCAATCCATTAAATACCTCTGAAGGGCTTTTACCTAAAGCCCCTGAAGCAAAGGCAAATCCAGGATTTTGGCGATTTTTTCTAAAATCTTTATTAACATCTTCTAAATAATATTTTGCCAAATATTTACTTATCAGATAACCTGCTACACAAACTAATATAAACATCTCAATAATAGCGGCAATATATTTAGCTCTAGCTTCATCCATACTTAAAATAGTAACAGGTTTTTTTATTGATAAAATCACATAATAATTAAATTATGTTATTTACACTAATGAATCATTTACTAAATTTTTATGACTGGTTATCTCATCATAAGTTAATAGTACAGTCTTGTCATGATCTATAAAATCATCCTTAATTACTCTCTGACCTACACCTTTAGAATTTAAGAGTTGTCTTATATTTTCATTTTTAGATGTTATATGACATAAATATACTAATTTATTTTCAAGTATTTTAGGATATTCTATTATACCTATTAAACAAGCTTTATTATCTTCTGGTAACTTAAATTTATTTATAATCTTATTCAAATAATTATCAAATTTGGTATTTAATATTAATACATCTCCCTTATTATAACTTTTCACAGGATTTCTATTAAAATTATTAACTAATTTCTCATAACCTTCAATCGATTTAACAAAATCATCATCAGCAATAGGGATAATAGCACTTTTAGTTTCTAAATCATAATCATATCCAAAATATTCATAATATTTTATAACTAGCTTATTCGGATTAGGATTCATGCATCCAAAACAGCTTAATATACTACATCTTTCTTTTGTATTCTTTTCCGCAATATATGACCTTATAACTGACTCTCCAAACTTAGTTAATGGTATATTTATTTTATTATTTTTTTCTAAAATAGTCTCTTCTTCGGAATTATCGTTTTCAATACTATCATGTTCTGCTGGAGTTGTTGGAATCTCAAACCAAGGCCATAGTTTATTTTCATCATCATTATCTCTAGATATAATTTCTGGATGATTAACAGTTATTCTAAATTCACAAAATTTTTGTTCTGTTGGGCTCATTGGTGGAGTTATTGATAAATTTTTATATAATGGAAGTAATTTATCACAAAATTCGCTATATGTTATTCTATTTTCAGGATTATGTATTAATATTACGTCAAATGCTTCTATTAAATGAGCTACTTTTTGAAGATATCTATCGCAATTATTTATTCTCTGAATGTATGATTGTTTCTTAATCCAGGCAGCAGCTAAAGTAGTACAAGCAGCTATTATAGTTAATAAAACCTTAATTATTATAAAATAATATGTAAATGGTTCATCTGTTACATTATTACCTAAGGTTATTGTTGATGTAAATGTAGCTAAAATAATTAACATCCATGACCAATAACCTTCCTCTTTACATATTTTGTAAAAGTAAAATCTTGTAACCTCCCTATTAAACTTTAACTTAGATAACATTATTTTCAAAGAATTATCTTTATCAGGAGTCCATTGATTTATTCTATTTTCAGGACTCTTTATTCTACTTAAATGAACATCATCTTCAATATTTCCATTTCCAAAATCGATCTTAAATAATTTATTTGAGTTTATTCCTATTATTTTACCAGGTATTAATTGATTCGTTTCTAATTTCATTACATCTACAATATGACCTACTTCATATTTCATATTGATTGTATTGTTTAAATTATCTAACGAATCAGTTTCTTCCTTCAATATTTCTCCATCATTTTGAGGTTTAGAATTAGATTTATAATTGTTGCTATCTACACTATTAAGGTCATCATTCTTATGTTCTATTTCTGCCATTTTTAAAGATATGGCTCGATTATGAGCCATTATATCATAACCTGGTAAAATAGGACCTTTTTTAGGCGTTGTATCATTCATATACGCGATTTCATTTTCTCTTCTAAAACGATCCTCTTTATCAATAGGAATTTTTGGTTTGTTATCTGAACTATATTTACTTACGTATGTAGGATTATGTGGAATATTAGATCTGTATTTATCGGCTTTGTACGCTTCACGCTTCTCCTGTTCCGCCATCGCATCTTCTATCGCCCGTGCCTCACGCTTCCGCTGTGCTACCAGAGCGGCATGGTTTTCTTCCGAATTATAATCATATGATACCGGTCGACTATCTACATCATTATGTCCCTTATTTTTATTTACTACAAAGTCATGACTACCATTATCATTAGGTAAATAATTGGTTATATTATCATATGATTGGGTTTTATTATCGGTTACTTTATTGATTTTTATATCATCTGATTTAGGTGTTAAACTACCAGTTTTGCCCTCTAAAATATTATCAAAATCTTCAGCAGTCACTTCGTCATTGCCTTTTTCCATTTATATTTACATATTAAGTTTACCTTTAATATATAACTATCACCATTTAAAATATCTATTTTTTATATCTGCTATATCTTTCTTCTTAGGTTTGGTAAGTCTACTAAATGAACTTTCAATACTAAAACTTTGTTCATATTTAAAAATCTCTTCTAAATAGCAGTCAATATCAATTAACTCTGATAATGCGAAATAAGTATTATTATAGATATGAACAGCATTTGATTTACTATAAATATTTCTTTTATAAAAATCATCTACCAAAATACCACTTCTTTTTTGTATATCGTCTAATATTTTATCGAATAGTTCATCCCAATTTTCAACTTTGAAACTAGATACAGGATATTCTTCAGACATATCATAAATTACAGTTACATCATATTTTAATGTAGTCATCAATATAATATATATATTTATTTTTACCATTTATAAAATCTACCCCTTTTTTTTATAATCACTTTATTCGTTCTAACACATGATGCTGCGGATAACGCACTATAACCGGTAACATTAGTAAATCCTGATAGTTCAAGTATATTAGATAATATTCCATTATTTTGATAAGATTCTTCTTCCGTATCTTTTATTTCACTCAATTTAATTTTTTTATTAGTTTCAAGTGGTAATTCCAATGATTCTATAAAAAACTTTTTATCTAAATCGCTTATATTATTTCCATCACCATTTTTCAATATTTCACATAAATTTCCCATTAATTCTAACCAGTTATCTACTGAAAAGTGTTTTTCACTTAGTTCGTCGCATAAATCATTTTCTATAATTATATTATATTTGCCCATATACAATATAAGTATTTTTTATTAGTTATTTAGACCTTTTATTTTTAGATACCAACTACCCCCTTTACTTATCCAATCATTTATATAATGACTTTTGCTAAAATATGTAATATCAGCTATAGGTTTCAAATGACTATCAATTTCATCTTCAATAATATCTATTCTATCTAATAATGATTCTATCTTCATCTTAGAATCAAGATATTCAATATTTTTTTTATTAAATAAATCTTGTAGCTTTGACTTATTTTTGACTATCTTGTTATATTGGTATTCTTGACGTGCTAACTCTTTTTTAAGGTCATTTAGATTAAATTTCGTATGATCTTCGATTAACATTTTAACATTTTCAATATATCTCATAGATTCCTCTTCAAGATATCCAGCATTACATAGAGCATTCTCTATCTTTTCCATCTTAATAAAAACCTTATTTTTAGTCTCAAGTAAATCAAAAAATATCTTAGCATTATTATATTTATCATACAATAATGAACTCAATTCGGAATTGTCATCAATATCAGTATCAGCACCATATACATTAGATTCATTCAATGATAGTATAGAACCTAATATACTTCTTTTTTCAATAGGAATAAGAACCTTTTCTAACTTCTTTTTTAGATATTTATCTATACAATATTTACATTTAAAAGTCACCACTAGAGTCTCTCCTAACTCCTTTAATTTGGTAGTATTAGTATACCTAGTATTATTAATATCTACGTAAAAATCGTTTATATCTAATGTATGACACATTGACTCAAATGGACTCTTTAGTTCAATTTCTTTGGAAATCATTTGAAACATATCATATACTATCATATTTGGATTCAAGATAAGAACCAATTTTTCAATGTCACCTAGTATAACTGTTCTAATCTCATCAGAAGGTTTCGAATATTGAAGACCCATTATATAATTTTAATATAAAAATCTTAAATTTAACAGTATATAGTTTTTTAAATTTAAGATAATTCTCTAGTGTTAATTCATTACCACAATATACGAATTTAATGAAAGTGCTAAAAATAACCATATAATATATGGTAATAGCAATTTACCAGCCCGAACATTAATTTTAGAAAATTGACTATATGTCGCAATTGTAAACACTACAGTAGCTATTAGGTCCAATAGTGCTAATTTAGGCATTTTCATCTTAAAAAATATAGTTGTCCAGCATAAATTAAATACCAACTGTATTAAAAATGTTGTTAATGGTGAACAATATGGATAACATTTATCATCTTTCCACACCATTACAAATGCTATAGTCATTAAAGTATATAATACGGGCCATACAATTCCAAAAACAAAACTAGGTGGTGACCAAGGTGCTCTTTTTAAATTCTTATACCATTCGTTCATTATATATTATATAAAGTTATTTTAAACCTTATTATAATATGAATATCAGAACTCGATATCACTGTGAGTTTAAAAACTGTAAATGTTCCAATTTTATTTTAAGAAATGATAAACTATGTTACGTATGTAGGCATTCCCATATTTGGCATTCAAAAACTTCAAAACCTCCAACAGATGAATATTTGTCATTTTGCTCTACTCGTGAAATGGCAAGAAAACCTAAATATACATATGTGTCACCTGTTCAAATAGCTATATTTATCCCAGTGGCAAAAGCTGTTCCCACCGTTGAAAATTTAGATGAAACATTATATTGCGAAGCAGTTGAATTACTACCTATTTAGTAGTTGGATATTAATATACTGTATTAATATTTAATCTTAATACTTAAAGATTTATATATGATTTATAATATGGATTGCTTGGATATCAAATCATATTATATTGAAATATGTAAAGGAGTTCATTTTAAAAAAAATCCTGAAAAAACTAACAATATGTTCAAACTCGATAAAAATAAACACTGTATAGATATGAAACATTTCTATGATCTATATTGTAACAATACTTCAGAAGATATTAAACCTTCTAATAGATAACTAATTCCATGAATAATAATGACCTTTTATTTTCTTCTTTTTTATATTCCAAGCAAAAAATCTTCGAGACCTTAATGGTTTAGACCTACTTATGAATGAACATGCGTCATTTGATAGTAAATCTTCATTAATATTGACTGAACTAGATATTAAATTATCATCCTCTGTAAATAATGGCACATCTACAAAATTTCGGATTCCTGTTTGTTCGTCTTTAATTCTTTTTTTATACTCTTCTATTTCGAAAGAACTTACTTCCTCTAAATAACAATCTAGTTCATTGTCTACTGATAAATCTTTTATATTACTTGTAACATTTCTGGAGATATCATTGTAATCTGTAAACTTTAACATTAGGTGGTTTCTAAAATTATCTATTTTATAAAAGCATGATAGTAACTTTCCAAAAAAGTTATTTAAGACGTTATTATTAAATTTTACACTATTAGTTACTTTTTTACTCAAATCAATAAATTTTATATCGGCATCCATATATAAAACCTTTTCTGGTAAAAAATCACTATGTATAATTACTCTAATTGTATTCATTTATATATAATTAGAAGAATTTATGTGCTAATACAAATGTTATTATAAATGCGTTAAAAGTTCCACATCCCAAATATCTTACATATTTGATTCTATCAATTCTATCACATGTTCCTTTAAAGTTAGATAAAAACCCACTTTCTTGAATGCCTTTTTTTTTCTTATCTTTAACATATTTTTCAGTGCATCCAACATGCATCATGACTCCAAATGTCATTATTACTGCCACGACAATTCCAAAAATTTTATACTTTATAGGTATATCCTTATAAAGGAGTAATATTCCGGCAAATATCAGCATAACTATCACATCTTTTATATGATCATAGTAGTCTCCAAACTTGGTTTGCATATTATATGTTCTGGCAAAATTACCATCCATACAATCGAAAAAGTAAGACAATGACATCATAAATGCTGACATTTTATAATTTCCTATATAGTAATAATAATTAAACAATATTCCTGTTATCAATGATAATGTTGTTATACCATTCGGATTAAAACCTAATTTATAAAAAATCGGGTTTAATTGTTCCGCCATATTAATCAAAATATTATCTATCGGATTTTCATATTTTTCAGGAAGTTTTCTAGAAGTCATTTATATATACTTATAAATTAATACTATCTTTCAACATTAGTATGTCTAACTTATACCCAAATACTCCAACATACATTATAAATAATAAAAATATTGGGTCAATATTATTTCTAAATCGTTTGTTATAAGCAACATCGGCGGTAAGTATACCGAAATTTGTCAACATTATAGTCTGTAGATACTGGTTTTGATTCATTCTTTACTATTTATATTTAGGGAGGGGTTTTATTTATAGATTTTTAACTTAGATTTTTAGATATTTAGCAAAATAATTTCCTATTACATCAAAGCCTTTCTTATAATAAAACTCTTGGGCATTTACCCTACTACATAATCCTATTTTTTTACATCCATTATCTCGGCAAAAATCTATACAGTAATTTACTAACATTCCACCATAGCCTTTATTTCTATATGATTTATTCACAACTAAGTCTTCTATATGACCTAATTTATCACCTTGATAAATAAATTTAGTTTCTAATAAAACAGTTACAGTTCCAACTACTATGTTATCATCTTCAATTACAAATATACTATGTCTGGGATCATTATTAATATCTTCAAAAATACTATCAAAAATACTTTGGTCATAAATTTCTATTGGTTTTAACTGGTTTAAAAGTGTTAGATAGCCTTTACGATAATCGGTTTTTTGAAGTTTTCTAATGGACATTATCCTAATATTGTATATTAAAATAATATATTTTTAATATAAAATATTTACTGGGTTTTTATTTAATAATACCTTCTTTTCTTAATTGTTTTGCTCTTGCCCCATTAGTTTTTATACATTTTCCTGTTAGTGGATTTAATACCTTTCCTTTTGGACACTTTATTTCATCTGGAGATTGATTATCTATTCTATTTTTACATCCTTCTCCTTTGACCCAAATACAATGAGATTGTTCTCCACATTTG